TGATGTCCTTCCTGGGTAGGGTCGCGTGGGCCGCGAGTCCGGTGCCCCACACGTTGGCGGGCTGGTTTTCGACCCCGGTCAGGATGTTCGCGGTGGCCGTGGTGGGCATGGTATAAAACTTCCCGCCCGCCTTGACGAAAACGCCGGGGTCGATTTTGACGACTCCGCTCACGGGCGAGTCGGGGTTGATGATGCCGCCTTCGATGCGGTAGTCGCCGCTGAAAAGAAGCCGGTTCACGCACTCGAAGACGTTGTCCTCGGCGGTATCGGCGAGAGCCTGTGCCTCGACGAGGTCCATCTGCTCTTTGTCCGTAAACTTGATTCTCATGGCTTCTCCTATGGTAAGACCTCAAGGATTTCGACCACGTAGCGCGTGCCCGCGGCTTTCGTGTCATCGACAGCCTTGAGTATCTGATTGAGGTTTGTTCCCTGCTTGATGTTGACGCGAACGATGAAGAAGAAGGCGTTGTCCCCAAAGGACGCCTGGATGTAGTCGGAGTCCGCGTCCGTGTTCCCGCCGCCCTGATGGCCGATGAAGCTCTTCCCAACGAACATCGTGCCGTAGCTGGAGTCCAGGATTTCGCAGAACGTGACCCCGGAAACAGCCAGCACGGCGTCGATGATGGACTGCGGCACGGTGCGGGGCGATATGACTCGGCTCAGTATCCGGTCAGAGTATGGCCGGTCCGACTCCTCCGGGAATCTCCGTGCGCCGAACAGGCGTCCCCAGAGGTCCAGGAATGAGCCGCTGGCCGTCCTGATGTTGAACTGGGCCAAGGCTTCGACGATGTCCACATCCACGAGGGTTTGGACAACCCGAGACCATGCGTAGAGCAGGGTCCACCATGTCTGCTTAAATATCCGAGAGAACCTTTTACCGGTGTTCTGGTACATGTTCACGAAGACCGGCATCATCTCTGACATTACCGGGAAGGTGGTCTTGTCGGAATAGACGGCGAAAGCAGAGTAGAATTGCCGGGCTCGGCTCACCATCGGTCCGTCGTCGAAGGTTGTTAGGACTGATGTCGTCAAGACCACGGTGCCGTCGGATGTGTTTTTCGGATGCCGCCCTTCTCGGCGGGTAATGACCGTGCTGACATAACCGGGCTCGGCAGAGGGGTTGGTCCAGACCAGCGTATTGAGCGGATTCTCAAAATGCTGTTTCACGTCGAAGTCTGAGACAGGGGGGTAATTCTTAATGGCCAAGAGTATATCGCCCTTGACCGACTTGAGATTTGAGACTCTCAAGTAGATGTCGCCCTTCACGGCGACGTCCATGAGTCTCCGGAATAAGAACTGGTCGGCGAGGGAGTCGAACGTGAGGGCCCCGGCGTCTCCGGCGACCATGCCGATGCCCACGTAGCGGCTTGTGCCTGCGCCGTACCCGTATCCTGCCGCGCTCACGGTAGTCGGGGTCTGCGTGTAGACAAGGTCCTCGTATTTCTTGTAGTAGAAGGTGAAGTCGCTCGCGTACTTTTGGACGCGCAGGACGATGTTGGTGTCGTCCGTGAAGACGACCTCGTCGATAAGGACGGGGGCCGCTCCGCTGGCCTTATAGACACGAAGGCGAGAGCCGCCCGACTGCCACGATTTCACGAACCATATGAAATTGGTGTTGTCCTCGGCAATCAAGATTCCCGACTCATGGCCCACCGAAGCGATGCCGGAGGTCGTGAACAAGCCCTCGACGATATAATCCTGATGTATGGTGTCCTGGAGAAGCCTGGTGATGTTCGCGACCACGTCGTTCTTCGACGCCGCCTTGACGTGAATGGTCAGATTGCCGGGGTTCTGGGTGAACGAATACCCCAGGTCAGGGCTCCCTGTGCGCTCGGAGAACACCCACTTGGAGTCGAGTGACGGTCCGGAGAAGACGTCGTCTTGGGGCGTAGGCATTATTGTTGCACCACTACCGTTATGGTCCCAGGCCGTAGGACCTCGTCATACGATGCGTCGATACGGTCGGACGGAGAAGTCAGAACCGTGTCGAGGATGTCCGTGCTCTGGTTCTCGATGAACTGGATGATTTCAGAGAGCGAGAGCTTCTGGCCGAGCTTAAAGGCGGCCAGATAGTCTGAGATTCCTTGCTGGATGCTCGCCTGCAAAACCGCGGCATCCGCAAGTGGCTCCAGTTTTAGATTCGCCGTGACGTTGACCGTGGTTATATATGGCGGAACGACTGTAACGCGGACCCCGGCGGCTCGATACCCTTCGACCGCATTTGAGACTGCGGTTCTCAATGACGGAGTCAATGTCGCTGAGGCGTTCATGGCCACAAGCTGAATGACCCCAGGAAGTGGGGCGGCCTTGGTCCAGACGATGGTCGCTATTCTTGAGACTGACGGGGTTAGAACCCGAAGCCGAATCCAGAATTTTCTTACAGAATTTACCAGAGAGTCTCGCCAGTTGGTCGGCTTGGTGAACGTCAAAAACCCGCCCTGTCTCAATGCGAGGGTCGAGTCGGTTGTGTAGGGGAGCGTGACCCAGGCGGTTCCGTTCCAGTATTCCCATGTGAAAGCACCGCCCGACATGCCCTGGTCGATGACGAACTGCAAGACGTCGAACCGGCCATCTGAGCCTATGTAGAGGGCGTCGTCCGTGCTCACGAATGGGGGCAGGCACGCGATGGGGGCTCCGCTCGGCAGGTTGGCCTCAAAGCTGATGTCGGTGTAGGTCTGCGTTGGAGAGGCGTATATGAGGATGGAGAGCTTGGGGCTCTCAAACGCCTTGGCGTCCACGACCCCATCGACACCCAGGGCGGCGGTCTCAACCGCCCCCAGGGTGGCGCGGCTGAGATTGTCGATATATTTAAGGAACCGATTGCGGCGTTCATCGGCTGTCTCCAGGTCCCTTCCTGTGAAGAAGGCGTTCGGGTTCGTGACGGAATCCACACCGGACGGAGCCCCGACGAGGACGGTGATGCTGTTGGCCGATGCGTTTCCTATGGAGCCATCTAGGGTGGCCACGACTATCGCGTCAATGTATGTGGTTGCTTCCAGGATAGTCACCGTGTCCGCGGACTGATAGATTACTGCCGGGGACGTTGAACTTCCGGGAGTCGAGATTTGGGTTCCAGCCGGGATGGTGATGCCCCCAACCGGGGCTGGAGTGTTTCTTGAAAACCTGACGCTTCCGCTGGCGGAACTGGCCTGGAGCAGGGAGAAGTTGAAGGAGTTGTAGACGCCGTTCTCGATGCCGTCCGTTATGCCGATGTAAAGCTGGTAGTAGATTTGCTCAAGCTCGATGGCGACCGCCTCGAAGGCCGTGCGTAGTCGAGAGCCGATGGTGAAATCGGTCAGCGTCTTGTTGTTTCCGGAGAAAAATCGGACGATGCTCCCCGTGATGGTCTCAAAATGCTTCACTCCAAATGCCATAACTTTTCTCCTATAAGGGGATGCTCGCGTTGGTCGGCCTGGACTTCTCGTCGATAAGGATGAGGTTCATGTCCACCCAGAGGGCCTGCGTGTCCTTGGCGAGCGTCATGTTTTTTATGGACTTTATCCTGGGGTCCTCAAGGAGGGTTGCTTGCAACTCCAGCTTCGCGAAGTCCAGAAAGTTCTGGTCTCCGGGCTCTCCGATGACCTGCTGTGTGTTGAAGCCGTAGCCGGGGTGCTTGATTAGTTCCCCCTTGTCGGTCCGAAGTCGGTCCTGGATGGCCACGGCCATATTATCTATCCCGCTTACGACCTGGATGTCCCCCCTTCCGTCTGCGACAATGTCCCCGTTCGAGTCGAGGGCGATGTCGTTCTTGAACAGATTCTCGTCTATTGTCGCCGACCTATCGACGTAACCGGTCTCTCTGGCCGTATCCAGGGCCACGGGAATCTTCAACTTCTGCCCCGGCTTGAGGACCTTGTATATTTTACCACCTGCGGCGGTGTTTGGGTTCTCGATTGTGTTGACCCCGGAGATGGTGGTCGGTTGTCCTACGGCGTCTATAAACTGTGACACGCTCATGGCCTTCACGTTGGCGAACTCGCCCGGCTTCTCGGCCATCGCGATTACTGTGGCCTTCCCGTCCGCTCCGATAGTTGCCGATACGATGGTGCGGAATATAATGATGTCTTCGTTGGATGTGATAGCCAGAGTCCCGATGCGCGTCCCCGCGCTGACGATGGTCCCAGGGGTTCCTGACAAAACAACAGTCACGGTCGCCCTGACCTCGGTCTGGAAATTCACGTCGGGGACAATGTAAGGGTACTCCAGATTGTTCAAGGTGGCGATTTGTTGCCACACCTGGGCGATGTTTTGGTCGAGCCCACCGAGCTTCGTGATGACGGACTGGATGGTGTCCCCCTCGGTAATTGTGGCCTCTGAAAGACGATATGGGGATGTTGCCGGGCTCGGCTGAGATAGGGCCACGGGGGCGGTAGGCCCCATGATTCCCGAGAATCCGTTCGGAGGCGTATTGCTTTCTTGAGCCCTTACGCCAGGGTCCGTGTTGGTTGGGTTGGGAGGTATCCCAAGAGTCCCTGAGCAGTTAAGGTTTGACCAGGGGGCCCCGTCGGCAAGGGACTTGAAGGTCTCCTGGAACATCTCTGGGTATGCGGTTAGGCCGGATAGGGCACACCACGTCGATACCAGTTGATTGTGAAGCTCGTTCTTGAAACGCTCCGGAAGCTGTGCAATTCCAAGCACGGAGTCGCCTAGGTTGCGGATGTCGGTCGTAAGTTGAGTGACGAACTGGAGAGGTACGGTTATCATGCCCGTGGCATTGGACATGAACTCTTCTATGCCCTGACTCACAGCGTCTATTTGAGCCGTGATGCTACCGATGGCCTCGCTGACAGCGAGTGATGCGTTTCTGACCGTGGCCTGGATGCCTTTCATCCAGGCATTGGCGGCTTGGATGGAGCCCAATATCCCGGTAAGACCGGCCTTCGGATTGTCTATTTTCGACAAAAAATCCGTCCAAGCACCAGCGCGGTCGCCGACGTAGCCGATAACCGTCATCTGGATGTTGTAGTCGTAGAGCATGGGCCGGGCGATGGAGCGGTTAAGCTCGAACTGGTCAATGAGCACGACGCAGAAGTCTTCGGTGTCCCAGGCGAAGAACTGCAACTGGACTTGGTCCTGAATTTTCTGGTCGTGTTTCAGATTGACCTTCTGCAAAAGGGTCGCATAGGTTCGGAAGATTCGGTTTCTGAGATAGATAAAATCTTGAAGACCCGTAGGAGCATTGGGGTCGTTTTTATTGAGGATGTTCACGGTCTTCGCCAGGTCTTGGGCACGAGATGTTATTCCGGCCTGGAGCAGGGCGAATCCAGATGTAGCCGTAGCGAGCTTCATGCGGTCTGGTTTCCAGCCCGTGGTTCCGGCAAGATTGATTTTGGGCAAACCTAGGCCGTACCAGTCCACCCAGGCACCAGACACCGTCTGGGTGACACCCTGTCTGGTGGGTTCCATAAAGCGATAGGTCTGAGGATTTATTTTAAGGGTCACTTGGTCTACGACGCCCGGTCCAAAACCACGACTTCCCCCGATTGCAGTATCCACCGCTCCCTGAATGGTCGGGTCGCAGGAAATTCTGAATGTGTACCGCCTCGGAGTCTCAGATAAAGTGCGCTGATTGTACCCGTGTTTCAGGTCCCCTATCTGCGTGTCGTTGCTCGTGTTCAATCCGCTCATGTTACTGGCCTCGGTTTCGGACAGTCGCCGTTGCAGAGCTTTTTGAGTCGGTTCATCAGAGCGATGTATTTGTCCAGCCGACTTTTCCGCGGCCCCTTCTTTTTGAGCTTAATAGGAGGGAATGGCGGGAGGGTGATGGTCAGGCTCAGGTCGGGTATGAGCGGGATGCTCGGGACCTTGATTCCGCAAGGGAGCACGACCTCTGGAGTCGCTATCGGGGCAATGGGACTTGGGATTCTAAAAGTGGTTGGTGTCGGCATATCAAGCTCCTGTCACTTGACCCGTAACTGTGGGATTCAGAGGCGGAAGAACAGGCGGGACTGCGCTGGCCAGAATGGTCTGATACTGAGCTACCATCGTGGCGAAGAGGGGACCTTGGGCGGCGATGACCGCGAGTAGAGCCGGAGACGGGGGCACGGTGCCGCCGATGCCCGCGCCACTCGTCACGATGCGGGTGTCGAGGGCTATGGCGGTCAAAAGGGCCGCGTATTGGACCGAGAACCCCAGGTGAAACAGGGGAATCTGGAGTCCGCTCCCGAGGTTGATGGTGTCCCCATCCACGACCATCTTGCCTGCGGTGATTTCGCAAATATCACCGTCTTTGTCGAACATAATATACTGGCCTTTCCCTACGCAGAACATTTGAGCAGAATCCTTATCGAGCTTGAGGTTGGAACCGTCGCCAGTCTCAATCTCAATGGAGTCTTGCATGACGTGGACGTGAGACCCGCTCTTGTGCCCAAGCACGATGTCTAAACTCTCCGCATCAAGGGCGATGGATGAGCCCCCGGCGTTCAGGACGATGTCTCCAAGCTCTGTGACCTGTATGAGCGAGTTCTTCTTCTTGTGCAGATAACGGAATACCTCGGAGCCAGCTTTGCTGGTCATCGAAAGTTGATGGCCGTTGTTTTCTAACGAGACCGTTCCGTCCTTGTCGGCACTCAGGTTGAAGGCGATTTCGTTGTCCTCACCGTTGGTAAAAGAGCTTGAGTTTTTGACCGAGTCTACTCCGACCGCATTGGTCCCCGTGATGGCGTTGGCAGGGGCGTTCCCGGATTCGCCGACGATGTCGCAGAGCACCTGGGCCGTGGTGGACAATCCGCCCTCGGTAATGGTCGCCGCCGATGTGGTCTTATAAGTCGCATGCCCGGGCCATGCGACGGTTGCCCCCATAGGTATGACGATGCCCCCGACGGGGGCGGGCAGAAGTCGCGTAAACAGCACGGACCCACTCGCGGCCACGCCGAGCTTGTCCTGGTAGTTCTTGATGACAAACGCCCCGGTCTGGTCTGTCTTAAAGACGAAGTTTTTCTTGTTCTCTCCGCGATAGTGGGTGAACGTGACGACGCCGTCCTTGGAGACGGTCAGGTCGATATTCTTCTTGGCCACGTCCTTTTCTTTGGCCGCTTTCTTGAAGAGGCTGATAAAATAGTTGCCGAGCTTGTCCAGGAGCCAGTACGAGCCGGTCTCATGCTTTTTATAATCCCGATGCACGAGTTCGTCCGCGCTGATGAAGTTCTCATCTTTCTCGATGGTGTCACGGACCTCAACCGAATTGATACTCCCAATCCAGGCCGCGCTCTTGGGGTCGCCATTGAGATAGACGATGACCCCGATGTCGTTCACGTTGGGCAGGCGAGACTCACCTGATACCTTGCCGGAGGTGTTGCGCTTGAGCACGTAGGCCCAGAGCGTCCCGTTTCCGTTCTTGACCAGAACGCGGTGGCCGATATAGTCCACGCTTTCTACGTGAACGATTTCGGGGGTGCGGGCGCGTAGGGCGTCGATGACCCATTGTGGAGTGTTGTCGGCCTTCCCGCCAAGGGAAGCCTGAAACCGTTCGCCAGCACCTATAATGCTCGGGCTCACTTGTTTTTTACCTCTTGGCTACCGACTTTCAAAGACGGAGCACCGGTGTAGGTGGTGTATGCGTCGCCCCACACAAAAGCATCGGCCCTGTCTTTTGCGGGTTGTCCCCTGGTCAACATCACGGTCGTCGTCATGGGCTGATATTGGATGTAGCTGTTGGAAACTCCCTCAACATAATACTCCATTCCGTCGTCGGTGTTGGCCAAAACATTTCCGACGTGAAGGTCCGGAGAGCCCTTGATAGTCATGGACCCATTCAGTAAAAGCGAGTTTCGTTTGTACCAGTTGGCGATGGTGCAGGTCAAGATGTTGGCGACCTTCACGGCATCGCCCGTGCTGGTTGATTCGGCCCACTTCCAGACGCGGGTCCGAAGCTCCATAGGCAGAAGACCATACTTCTCGACGGCATTGGCGTAGGCATCCGCCGCTCCGGCATCCTTTTGTTTCCGGTCCGACAATGGCGGCATGTCTTGATTTTTTCCGTCCACTTTTTTTACTGGAGGAGCAATTTGAATCGGGCTTGGCCTGTTATTCCCTGATGTGTTCGGTTTTTCGGACCATTGCACACCCTGAGTAAAAAGAAGTGGCCGGGCTCCGAGACCTTTCATGTAGAGGTCGTTCGGGATGGCCAAGAGGGGGTAGACCCAGAACATGTTGTAGGCTTCGTTGTCCGAGCTTCCGATGTCCTGTTCTACGATTTCAGACTCGCTGATGCTGTATCGGGGGAGCTTGCGCCAGTCGCTATCGTCAAACGGTGTGCGCCGCAAAAAGAGCATCGTGCAGGCGTTGGACATGTCCCCGTCGGTGTTGTACCGTTGGGCCATCTTTATTTTTTCGCCGTTCGCTCCGTAGAGGTCCTTGCTCTTTTCCTGGTCCTCTTTCACGGTCTGAGACTTAATGTATTGCGTGGCGCGAGACTGGTCAGCCGTGAGAGTCTTCTGGTCTATCGAACTTGAGACTGCTGAGACATCTTCTTTTGAGATGACGCGCTCGGGGTTGTTGATGGTATCCACCCACATCTCATTGAAGGGTAGGTTGGCGAAGTTCCCGAGCACCTGCCAGAACGACCCCTCTTGGGCCTGGAGGGGCAGGTTGTATGGGATGATGCCGAGCTTTGATTGCGCCCGGAACGAGATGCAGTCGGAAATGGGCAGGTCTTGGCCGCCGAACTTGAACGTCATCTTGACCGAGTGAGATAGGAACTTTCTCAGGTTGTTGGCAACAATGAAGTCTATCTCCCCGCCGGTGATGAAGCCGGAGAGAAGCTCCTTGAACATGGCCACGACCGGCTGAACCATATTGCTGATGCCGCTGATGTCGTCGCCCGCGAGCCAGGGGATGTAGCGGACTTGATGCTTGACGAAAATCTTGCCGAAGTCTCGTCCGCGGATTTCGCAGAAGACCTGCGGCTTGCCCGAAGTCGGGTCTATGAGCCGCTTGCGCCGGACGCTGTCGATGAACCCTATCATCGTGGCGTGGGTAAGCTGGTCGCGGGACTCGGAGATGCTCCCGGTCGCCGGTTGCAAGGGAGAATGGTTGGACATTTTGATGGTGCACATATCCATCGGGTGGAGATATTTGTCGTACCGCTCGTTGTCCGTGAGATGCACGGTGAACGTACCTGTGGGCTGGCCTATGTCCTTGAAGGTCTGGCATGAGACGAGGCTCTGCTCCTGGCCCAAGGACTTGCTCCGAACCTCGAAAGCCCCGTTCTGCGTGTGAAAACGAATCTGCACGCTCGGGGAGAAGAGTTCGACGTTTCTGATGCTTCGAGATTCGGCCATAAATTATCTATGATGCACCTGTGCGGCGTTGGCATCCGACTGCTTCTTGCCCTCGTTGCCCATCGGCTCACCGTTGAGAGCCTTGTCTGTGTCCCTCTGAATCATGTTCCCGATAATGCTCGCCAAGTCACTCGCCCACCCGTGCATGCCGCGTGAAGAGTTGACGTTCACATCGACGGTGATGCGCCCGCCGTGACTTACAGATTTTCCAGTTTTGCCAGGACCATCCCCGAGAGCATACATTCCTGCGCCAGCCGCAAGCATCGCTCCGCCAGCAAGTGCCATCGGTCCCCCGATTCCGGCACCGACTCCGGTCGCTGACATTGCGAGTCCCGCCGTAGTAAGACCCGCTCCAAACAGCCCGAGTCGTCCGCCCCTTCCCTTCCAAGACTTATCTTCATATCCCTTCATCGTGGCGCGGCCCATACCATAGATGCCCCCGTACACCGCCATCCCGGGAGCGGCAAACGCGGTTCCTATTTTATCCTCGTCGAACATTTGGGCGAGTGCCTCAGCCCACGGAGCGGCTGGTTTCAGTATTCCCCTTTCCATCCCTCCAGCTATGCCCGCAGACAAGGAGCGTCCAAGATGAGCAAAGGCAAGTCCGGGTGCGTTCATCTCTGCGCCCGCTGTCATCTGCTGTACCTTGGCCGCGAACTGGTCTTCGGTCATCGTACCCGCTTTGAGCTTTTCTATGAAGCCGCCCTGGACTAAGGCCGCGGCTATCTGAGGCGAAATGCCGCGGATGAGTTGGGGGAGAATCGCCAGTTCCATGCCCTTCGACATTCCCTGGGTGATGTCCTTGATGGTGCGCCCGGCAAATTTGAGTCCGTCGCTGTCGGCCACGCCCGCGGACTTGAGGGCAGAGAGCAGGGCGAAGCGGCCCTCGCCTTGGGCCTCGCCAGGGGTCATTCCCAGGGTCTTGAGGGTCCCCTTAAAGGCGTCTGGGTCCTCCTTCATCATCTTGTTCAAGGCTTCGCTCTGGGTAGCGACCATAGCCTCGGACCAGTCGTCCATCATGGCGGTCAAGCCCTGGACGACCTGGGTGCCGCCCTGCCCCCGCAGGGTAGGCGCGAGCCTGCCCACGCCTGGTTTGTTGGCCGTGCCTTCTGCGCTAAGGGACGAGAATATCCCAGAGAGAGTCTCAGGTGAGACTGATGGGAGCCTGGTGGAGTAGGTCTGCATGGCCTGGATGATGGCCTGCGCCATCTCACCACCGCGGGGCATCATGCCGGATTCCCGCAGGGTAGCCGCGAAAGCCTTGGCAGTTTCCTTGTCACCGGCCCCGCCTCCCGCGCCAAATCGTCTGGTATAGGCCAGGAGTTGGCCTGCTACCTGGGGTTGCATGCCCAGACCGCGGGACATGTTGAAGACCTCGCGCATGTTCATCAGGCCGCCCGACATCTGGCTCAGGCTGTCCTGGAGCATGATGGCTTCGCGCCCGGCATAGCCAAACTCGGCCCCGGCGGCCACGATGTCGCGACGCAGGTTGACCACGTGCTCCGAGAAGGTCTGCATCGGAGTGTTCATCTCCCGGGTTCTGGCGGCCAAGGCGGCGACACCCATCTCCTGCTGATAGGCTTCCTGGCCGCCCCTGGCCGCGGCCCCAAGGGTCATTGGGAGCCCCATGACCCCCAGGCCAAGTCTCATGCCGCGCCGGAGCAGGCCGCCCATAGCGAGGTTGGCCCCTGCCTGGGACGAGGACCTGTTGAGACCGTCCACAATCCGCTGTTCCTCGACCATGCTCTTGAGGAACCGGTCCTGGTGCTGTTGGAGCCGCTGGATGCGCCGGGGGTCGTGCGCCCGCTCTATCTTGTCGCCCGTCTCGTGCCACATCCTCTTGAGACGCTCGACGCGGCCCTGATGGCGTTCGACTTCGAGACCGGCCTGCGTCTGCCTTTGTAGGTCCTCACGAGACGGTCCCGCGGCCTGAGACCAGCCCTTGAGACCGCGGGTCCAGTCCATGACCCGGCGATTGAGGTCCTGGAAATTCCGGGTGAACCGGTCCAGCCCGGTCTCTTTGAAGAGAGCGTGGAGCGTTACCTTAGTCTCGTTGTCGGCCATGTTCTATATTTGCGCTACGTCAACCTCTACCGCTTGGAGCTTGGGTTCCTCCCGAGCTTCAACCGCCCTCGTATCCACGAGGAGTTCCTTCTCTGAGTCTTCATATCCCGGGTCGCGGAACACTTCCGCGGCCTTTGCGGCCTCCGGATGGTCGAGCAGGAAGCTCTCGTACATGAGCCCTACTTGCTCATCCGTCAACGCCTTAAAACGCTCGTCTGTCGGCAGAACCTTGAACGTGTTCTGCACCCACCAGTCAGCCCGCGACCGGGGGAGTTGCGCCAGCGACCGGCTGTTCTGCTGGAACGTACCTGCGAAAGGTCGTGAGCCAGTTGGCGAACCTCCCGTAGATGTTCTCCAGGAGGGAATAATCGTACATCTCCCTCGGCTTGAACCAAGCTGGAGCGGATTCCCATTCGACGCACACGTCGAAGGCCGAGAAGAACAGGGCAAGGTTCTCCGTCCGGACGTCCACTCCGATGACGCCCTGGAGGTACTTCGCGGTCCGGAGCCCTATCTGCCGCTCTTCGTCGAGTGAGGGCCGGTGCATGGTGATGGTGCCCTTAAACTCCTCGAAATCCACGTCGATTGCCAGGGTCATCTTGTTCCCCGCGGCAACCTTCTTGCTCAGGTCGTCCAGAACCTTCTCCTTTGCGGCCTTCAAGTCTGCTTCCGACATCTCTGCGACCGGCTTGTCCAGGGCGATGTCCCCGGGTGCTCCGATGCTTACGCTTGGCTGTGGCATTGCTTTTCTCCTCTTTCTAGCATGCTGGACTAATGCCCGGCCCCGACCCCCTCGTTATAAGAGGGCCGGGGCTCGGGCGGTCGGTCAGGCCGAGGTTCCACCGGCAGGGTCGTCGGTGGTCGGCTTGCACTCCAGGTACCGCCACGTGGCGTTCTCGCCCGCGATGGCGTTGGCCCGGAAGGTCTCGGTCATGTCCGAGAGGGTCATCCCTATATACTGCCGCAGGACCTTCTTGCTGACTCGGTCCACGACGAGCATGTCGATGATGCCCAGTTTGAGTACGTCCGTCCCGATGGCCGCGAGTCCGAGCGACCGTAGGTCTTCGGTGCGGATGAAGAACCTATCGACCGTCACGGTGCCCTCGTAGCGTAGCTGGACGTGTTCGCGAGGGGCGAACTCGCCTATGCCGTATACTCCCTCGGTTCCGAAGCTCCTCCGACCGTCTGCCGTCTGCGCGAGGCCGATGGTCTTGCCTTTGATGACAAGTTGGAGGACGTTTCCCGTTACGACTTGCTGTCGGGTCTGGTCAGCCATGTCTCATTCTCTCCTTTTTCACCTCGACGCGCTAGGCGACGATGTTGGTTGCCCGGAAGTGGGCCGTGCAGAGGATGAAGTTGACCGGAGTGACCGGCGAACATTCGACCTCTACGTAGCAGATTCCGCTTGCGGAGTTGAACTTGACGTGGATGTTCCGGTACGAAGGCTGTTCCCGCCCTGCGTCGTCCACGCCCGGGGTGATAAGCCCCGCCTTCTCTGCTTCGACCATGATGCTCTCCACCCGCGCCTTGATGGCGTTGATGGTGAATACGCTTCCCGGCTCTCCCACAAACGCGCTCAGGTCCGTCTTGAGTTGATAGGAGATGACGTCCGCGATGCGGCGCACGCTGATTTCCCGGAACAGCGGGTTCAGGTCGCCGGTCCACGTGGTCTGCCCGTGCACTACGCGCAAGCCGCGGTTCGGTACGTTCTCGACGGAGAGGACGCCCGCCTGCTCTAGGATGTCTAGGTCGGCTTGTGAGAAGTCCTTGTCCAGCCCCAGGCCGTCGATGGTCTTGTACGTCAAGGCCCGCTGGATGGGCAGGCCCGCGATGAGCCCGGCCACCTTCGGAGCGGTCGTCAGATAGGCCCCTTCGGTTACGACGGCACCGCTGTCGTCGAAGTCCTTCGTCCCGGGCCCGCACATCACGACCCGGCCCTGGTTGGCCGCGTAAGTCGCGGCGCGTGCCGCGATTTGAGCCGCCGTCTCACCCAGAGCCGCGCCCGCCACGACCTGTCCGCCGAGCTTGTTCTGGCTCGTCAGGTTCACCTGCGCTACGAGCAGGGCCAAGACGGAGGCGTCTGCGGTCGCGGCGTAGTAGACGTTGGACGGGTTGGCGTCGATGAGGTTGAAGCCGTCCGTCCAGTCCGAGTTCACCGGGGTCCCGTCCGCGCCGCCAGTCATGGAGGCGTAGGCTGAGTTGGTGATGGTCCCTTCCAGGACCAGGGATGCCGTCACCAGGGTCGAGCCCGTGGTCACGTTGTTGATGGCCGCGACTGCGGCGGCCACGGTTCCCAGGTTATCCCAAACCTCGGTGATTCCGCCCGCGGCGTAGTTCACCGTGATTTTCTTGCCCGTCGTGGTCCCCGTCTCCACCTTGATTTGGATGCCCGTGGTCCACGTGCCGTAGTCCAGGGAGTCCAATTTCAGCTTGGAATCCAGGGTCAGGGTGCTCTTGGTCGCCGGGTCGATGCGGACGACTCTGATGGTGGAAGCCCCAGGCACTTCCTGGGAGGCGTTCCACATCCTTTTCAGAGCCTTGAGGAGACTCCCGCTTTTCAGAACGGAAGCCGCCTCTGAGTAGTTCGTGAACGAATACACCGTCTTTGGCGCACCGCCCGTTGCCGAGCCGAACGCCATGACGACGTTTGCCGACCCGAGAACCGTGGGAACGAGTCCCGTCGCGTCGATGCGGACCCGGGCCTGGGGCCTGATTACGGTCTGACCGTCAAACATTACTCCGCCCATTGGCTTTCACCTCACTTTGAGTTTTTTACGAACGTCTCGTGCCATTGCGCCTTCGGCATGTCCGTCGGCTTGGACATCATCTCCTTGTAGAGACTGTCCCACTCCGCCAGCGGTCTTTCCGTATCGTCGCCCACGTACTGCCTCAGCGCGAAGGCATGATGGTCGGGTATCCGCCGCATGGCCACGAGTTCTGCCAGAGACGATGTCGCCTCCGGCACCACGTCTTCCAGCACGACGCTTGGCTCCGGCTTCGCTTTGCTCATATTGGTCTCCTATCCAGGAATCAGGTCCTCGGCGGGTTGTTCTATCCCGTCGATGGCGAGGCTTGAGTCCACCTCTTTGATTTCCGTCGCCGTCGTGTCCGGCACTTCTTCCGCGTCGAACGGCGAGAGCGCGGAGAAATTGAAGACGCCCCAGTAGATGGTCAGGGGCGCGTAGGTGCGGAAATCGTTCTCGTCACGACCGCCTTTCATCACCATCTTGCCGAATCCCAGGTTGGCCAACTCCTGCTTGGCCAGGAGCAAGATTTCTTTCAGTTCGACGTACATGGCGTCGCGCTCGTCTGCGTTCTCGGTCCAGATACGAAGCTCCGAGGATTGGGTGAAGAGCCCGGAGAAGGTGGTGATGGTGCCGTCGCCCGTGTCGGTGAGACGCTCTTCATAGAAGTTGGCGAGGGCCTGGTCGTCTTCTGAGTCATAGATGCGATTGACGCCGACGCACGGGAAATCCTCTTTGACGCGGGGGTCGGACGTGAACACGCGGACATCCCGCTCCCGGGCCTTGTACCCGGCCCGGATGATGCGGACCAACTCCAGCTTCAAGTCCTTGCCTGCGTTCATGGCATGAGTCCAGATAGTCTCATAAGACTTGAGACATCCTTCTGGAAGGCCAATGATACCATGCCTTGGAGTTGTGCGCCAATGTTCTCCACGATGGCCTTCGTGACCGGCTTAGGTGAGACTCCCGGGTGAATCCAGGATGAGGCGTCGGAATTGCCGCTGATACGACGGAAAGTCATGTATTTCCCACGGTTTTCCGGACCTGAGACTTTGCGGGTCAGGTTGGCGAAGAGGCCCGTGCGCCACGTGTAGTCCTCCAGGCCAAGCTCCCTGGGTGCGATTTTGGACCTGATACCGGCCTGAGCCCGGCCCAGTCCCTTGCCGAGCCTGATGAGACCTAGGGCAGTCCCGGTCTTCTTCACCTCTGACTTGACGGCCTTGGGGATGCCCGCCTCTGCGTGCTCAAAGGGCACGTCGATGTAGGGCTCCGTGTTGGCCCCCGGGTCCGCGGGGTCGGGCTTGGTGAACTTGACCTTGGGGCTGTTGAGCATGCCCGGCTTCATGTCATAGGTCGAGAACCCGCGCTCCAGCTTGTCGGCGTAGTCCAGTTCCACAACGACGCCGCCCATGAAGGCGTCGCCGTTCATGGGGTATCTGAGACCGTTCATCACGGCTGATGCGTACTGGCCCGTGACGCGATGGATGACGAAGTCCCCTCCGGAATATGAGACCGGGGCTCCCGAGATATACTTCATCCACTCGCCCTGAATCTGGTGAGACCCGGCCTCAACGGCCTCCATCGTCTCCGCCAGGGCGTATTTGGTGAAGCCCCGCTTGAAGACCTCTTCGGCCTTCTGGGACGCGCTCAGGTCAACCTTGATTTCAGCTTCCATGTTTATTCGAGAACAGGTCCGTGTTCTCCCAAAGCCGAAGCCAGTATTTTCCTGGGAGGACGGTGCCGTCGTCGTGACGGCGGACCATGCCCTGTTTCATGTAAATCGAGTAGGAGAGGTAGTGCATGTATTCGATGGTGTATTGGGTCTTGTCCTCGTTCTTTACGACGACAGCCACGTTTTTGATGCTGGTCGATGGGACCGGGTCGCTGAGGGTCATGCGCTCGGCGTTGTCGATGCCTGGGGTCGTGCCCTGAGTCTCCGCGGCGATAGCATACTTGGCCTTGGTCTTCACGTAGGCGATGACGTCCTTCACCAGCGGGTAGGTCGCAAATGGGACGGTGATGCTCGTCGAGCCGTCGGTTTGACCCACGAGCGTGACCGTGAGCGCGGTCGGCGTGACGACCAGGAGCGCGGTCGTGGCGTTGCCGGTGTATTTGATGTTGAAGGCGTTGTGCAAGGGCCGCGCACCAAGGCCCCACACGATGGTCTGGTCGGGGCCCATTGTGAAATCGGTGCCGAGCGTGAAGCTCCTGAACAGGTCGTGGCACGAAACGATTTCGATTCCGCTCTTGTAGCGGAGCCTCTCCAGGCTCAGGCCCTTCACGGTCAGGTCGTAGCGACGTTTCAGTTCGTCCGTGCGGACCACCTGCTGAGGGATGATGATACGGTCGCGGAACCCCATCTTGAACTGCCCTGAGACTGTAAGGATGCAGTCGCCCTGGAGCCACTCGCCGGACGGGATGTAGTCCTTCTGGTAATCGACGTTCGTGATGACGGCCTTCACGCTCGCGCCCGGGTCCCGGGAGTAGGTGTAGTCCACCATGACGATGTCGCCCTGGATGGGGAGCGTGGGACCTGAGATGTTGATGCGCGGGGTCCCCGTCACGATTGAGACCGTGTAGGAGATGTTCTGGGTCTGGTTCCAGATGCGTGAGACTTTTGAGACCGCCCTGGTCGAATCGAAGGACCCGGCAAGCGTGCACTTCAAAACGTAGGAAGTCTGGCCGTCGGACGTGATGTCCAACTGCTCGTTGAAGACATCCATGTCGAGGTCTTCATAGTAGGTGTAGCCGATGCCGCCGCAGACGGAGCACTTGGGGTCAGGGTTGCCCGTATCGTCGGAATAGCACGGGCATTTGATGGATTTCTCCCAGAGGACCGGGACCCATCCGCGCCGGTTGATGAGGTCCTCGAAGCGGATGTCGTGGAGCTTGTTGAGCCCCAGGAGTCCGGAGAACCCGCTCAGGACGAAGTTGCCGCTCATCAGGCCACTCTGAACTCGATGCCCTTCTGGTGCTCCATGAAATCGACCAAGAACATTTTGACATCATCCTCATACTGCTTGATGATGGCTCCGTAAAGTTGCGTCTGGCCTGACTGCGTCAAGGTCGTGCTCTCGGACAGGCCATCCGCGGATGTTGACAGGGCGGCGACGCCGGGGGCCTTGCCCTGGCCCGCGAGCTTGAGGACCTCGACCGCGGCGAGCTTGTAGGTCGCGTCCTTCATGTCGTCCGGAATCTTGCCGCTCTCCAGGCCCGTCGTGTAATCGACATGGATGAGTTGCGGCACGTTCTTGGTCATAAACCCGGACATCAGGGGCAGGTACATCGCGCCCTGGCCGATGAGCGGGTACTGCTTGAAGCTCCCGGCCATCGGTACGATTTGGATTTGACCGAACTTCGGGAATAGCTTTATCCACTCCGGGGGATAGGTGATGATGGTCTGACCCGTGGGGTAGATGAGACGCACGCGCTCGACCGAGATGACGGGCTTGCGCCGTAGTGGCAGAAAGCCCCAGTTGAGATAGTCGATGACGTCGTAGTCGTAAGGCGGCTCGAACATGTCCGCCGCGGACTGGGCGGCGGGTTCTGGCTCGATGGCCCATCCGCCGCCAGCGTCCCGCACGCCGTTGACGATGTTGGACTTGATGACCTTGGGGGTCATGCTGAAATCGCGCATCTCGCGCTCCATCCGGGCGACCCCGATGGTGAGCTTCTGCCCAAGGGTCGTGTCGGGCATGACGTTCCCGAACTGGTCCTTGAGGTCCAGACCGAAAAGGTACCCGGCCTTGAGCGTGGGCACGTCGAACGATGACGGCACCGGCGAGATGCGTGGGTCATCGAAGTAGACGACGAGCTTGTCGGACAGGCCGGGAGTGAAAAGCAGGTGTATGGTCTGGCGATTCGGGTCCTCATTGTAATCGACGGTGCGCGTGAGCGTCTCGCCATTGAAGACGGGGATGGTCGAGCCGACGTCGTACACCGTCGGGGACACGGAGAAGTCCGTCCGTATCCCGTCGATTTGCGCCGTGAGGTCCCGGAATCGTATGGCCATTGGGTTATCCTACCATGTGAAGTCGATGACGGCCTGCACGGCCTCCAGGGCGTTGATGGCGACCTCGGCGGCCTCTTCGGCAGAGCGCACCGCGTTGATTCCGGCCTTGATGGCCGCGGTCTTGCCCTCGTCGTAGGCCCCCAGGGCGCAGTTCGTCTGCATCCAGGCCGGGTAGGTCGCGTAGATGCGGGTCATGGCCTCGCTCTTGGCCTTGGTGATGCGTGCGGCCTTGGCCGCGGCAAGCTCGGCGTCGAGCATGGCCTGTTCGGTCGGCTTTTCAGAGACGTCGGACCACTCCAGCTTCGAGTAGTCGCGCATGTCGTCCCGGATGGCCCATTGCTTCCCGGCCCATCCGTACTGCAAAATCGTCGGCATGTCGAGTGTAAACATAATTTCCCCTCTCTACTGTAATTTCATCCACACGATGCTTCCTGTCATGGTTCCCGCATTGACATAAATTTGCAACGAAGACAGGACACCATTCCACCTAACCGAAGCCACCTGTGGACCCCAATATCCCGATGGAGCTTGGCTTCCGCCACCGACGGACGTGATTACCGCTCTGTTTGCTGGAGAAACATCTCCACGGACCGTTGTCTCAACCCAAAAGGGATTGTTGGCTGGTACCGAATCGTGGCTCAGAACTCCGTAATTGACTCCTGACCCGTAATTGGGAGTTGTGCCACCGGTTTCGTTTGCCTTCATAGAGGCCCAAGAGTAATTGTTACCGTTGTCGCTGTTTGGACGGCAAAGAATGTATCCAGCCGATGAAACTGTTAGATAGACAAATCCCCTGTACCACACTCCAGCAGATAGTCCAGAAAATACTTCTGACACAGACGCGGTTATGGTTCTGTTTTCGACAACAACCCACCCACTCTGATTGGCGGTGAGGTCTTGAAGTTGAGTCCCGGCTCGGAGTTGTTCGAGTGCCATTAGACCGCGACCTCCAGGATGGTGATGCCATACCTAAGAGCCCCGCCCCAAGTACCGGCACCACCCAAACCGCCGTATAAAGGAATTTCGGGACCAACCCGGTAGCCCAACCCGAACCGAATCTTAAAGGTGGTCGCGGCGATTGAGCCCGCCACGGTCTTGTAAGAAAGAAAGGTGGAGGTGAGAAAGTTGTACGCTCCATTGTTTCCGTTGACAGAGAACCCGACCTGGGCCGTGAGTGCTGATGCGATGTCATCCCTGAATAGACCGGTACAGAGATTCTCTCCGTAGTAGGACCAAGAGCAGGCTCCGAAGAACTGGATGATGATAAGGTTGCTCGCGGACTTTGGAGTGATGGCGCAGGTGATTAGCTCTGCTCCCTCGGTGTTCTGAGGTACGGCAGTATGCGAAGACCCCATGAGAGACGTGGTTGAGACCGGAGTAGAGGAAGAGTTCTCGGCAATTTGCACGATGCTCCCCGCATGTAGGAGGCGATTCGCGATTCGTGTTCGGCTCATGCGGACACCTCATCAACACGGATGAAAGTCTTCATGGCCCCACCGTGTCTGCGGCCAGCACTTGTTCCATTGATATACCATGTTCCCGACGTGGAACCCACCCGCAATTTGAATGTCGTTGCTACGATGTTGGAAGCCACCTCATCAATAGTCAGCGGAACTACGATGCCGTAGTCTCCACTTGGGGGCGTGACATAGGCGGCACCAAGAGCATTTGCGACGCTGTCTCGCAGGACCCATACAGTCATTCCGCTCGCCGCGCCCAGGGCCCCGATGACTTGTGCGCTTACACGGAGAACATTCGACGCCGACTTCGGCGTTATGGAGACAGTAACGATTTCAGTTCCATCCGAACTCGTCGGCAGGGTGTCATTGTATGCCTTCGTGGTCGAGCCGTTGGTGTAGGAGTTATAGTAAGACACGACGGTCTGGACCAAGTGCCCAACGTGAATCAAGGAGTCGTCGAGTCTCATGCCGCTATCTCCCAAATGGTGAGCGTGGTTGTCTCGGACAGGCCCAAACTCGAACCGGTATAAGGTTGGTTGACCCAGAGCGGATATAAAGCGTTCGATGTTCCGCCGCGCATATCTATCGTCAATGAACTGGCCGTCGCGGGGACGAAATCGTATTCGATAACCACGATGCCCATTCCGTACATGGACATGTTGAAGGCTTTCGATGCGAGGACGTTTCCGACAGCACCCACCCGCGAAAGGGTCAAGGCGAAATTCAGCCCCGAGCTGTTGTTTGAGCAATGAGAACATCCGACGATATGGATTCTATTAGTGGCCGACTTCGGCGTGATGGCCAGGGTCAATATGGAGGAGCCCTCGTTGTTTTGGGGGACAGAACCATCAAAGGGAATTACCGTCGTGATAGATGACTGGACATTTAGCTGTGCATAGGCGACTTGAACAACGCCGCCCCTGCCCGCGTAGTCCGTCGGAGTTTGAGTGCCCATTTATTTACCAGATGAAGATGCAGAATCCAGTTCCACCGAGTCCGCCCTGGCGCGTGGCCCCGCCACCCGTCCAATAACCTGCGCCGCCTCCACCGCTACCGTAAGACCCGCTTGCGGCATCGGGGCCGCTGGAGCCGCGACCACCATTGCCACCAATGCCCATGTAGCCGCCTATCAAGATTCCGCCACCGCCTCCGCCGCCGTCATACCCCGTTGCTCTCGCGTAGGACCCTCCCGTGGAGTAATTTACTGAGTACGTGGCCGTGCAAGTAGAACAGAATGGTCCATACGAGCTAGAACCGTCTTGGTTGGCATTTCCACCCTTGGAATAATATGTCCCACCATGCCCCCCACCGGTGCCGGGATGATTGCCGGTACCAAACTCGCCGCCATAAGCCTCTAGGAGAGTTACCCCCGACTGAGAGATGCGCGTGGTTCCGCCATTGCCACCATCACCATCCGACGAGGAACCTCGCGCTCCTCCTGCGCCGAGACGGACGACCACGGGGGAGCCAAGAAAAAGTCTTTTGTAGGTTATCTGCCCACCGCCACCGCCGCCGCCACCATCGCCGGAGTAATTGTTCGCGGTCCCGCCGCCCCCGCCCCCACCACCGATACAATACACGTCGAAGTAGCCTGTCGTGGGCGGCGTGAAAGTTCCGGAAGTGGTGAACGTCCGAAATTGGGTTACGAACGTGGCGCGGTTGTCGGGAGTGAACCCGGCATGCGCCGTGGACGCGAGCAACATGAGCAACGCGACGAGGCTATATCTCATTTTCATTTCCTCAAAATACCTTTGATATTAAGACATTCACCACCAGGGTCCCCTGGGTCGCGGCGTTAAGGTTCGCTCCTTCTGAGACTGCGGCAAGGCGAATAGATGTCGCGGTATTGCCCTTGCTCTCGATGCCTGCAATGCTTGAAATTTGGCCGATGCCGTCTCCTGGAGCCTGATGAAGCTCGAACTGCGAGGCGTACTTCGTCAGGTCCCCGGCCACACCTACGCTCACCAAATAAGAAGTGAAGTTGGTCGCCGGGGCATCATCAAACTGGACCGAGTGGGAAATGAGGACGTTGTGAATCATGTATCCCGCAAGCAGGGAAAAAAGCTCGATGTCCTTGGTCAGAGCCGCCGCGTCAAGCTGTGCGTGGTCAACCGTGTACGTGACCCAATACGGCGATGCCGAGGCCAAAGAAACGTAACTGACAAAGTTCCAGAGCAGGCAGTAGCGGGTCCCGTTGGGCATGCCGATATTGAGGGTGATTTGAGACGCGCTGTTGACCGTATAGTCCTGGCCCGAGGTGAGTAGGATGTCGCCGACGTACACCTCAAGCGACGCCACCTCGAACGTGGCCGGTGAGATGCTTATGACCGTCTGACCCGCAGACAGAGCCGCCGCATCGACGCGGGCTCGTGAGCCGTTGCCGGTG